CTCACCACTAAAGGGGTCAAATTTGTAATCATCTTCGCTAAATTGTTCGCGGGTTAAAAAGCCAGTGAACTTAGCGCGTGATTGTTTACGCACTAACTCAGCATCATCATATTGATCAAAAGTATTAGCTTTAACTAAGCTTTGTACCGTCACCGGTTCGCCGCGCACTTGCCCTGGGCGAGTCGGTAAAAAATGATGAATCACATCATGGGCGGGCACCCGTATTAATTGATTATATCTACTGTTTATGCTGCGCTCATTGGGGTGAAATTGATACATCCAATACGCCACCCGTTGACCACGGCGGTTAAACTCAATACCACTGACAAGGGTGTTATTGTTGCTTAGGCTGCGGTGTAGGTCTACCGGCACAAAATCACTTTCTAGCACCTGGCATTGCATGGGCAATACATGGCCCGACGTTAAGCTGCGGCGGCGTTTGCGCACAAATACTTCACCACTGACCCGGCGCGCGCGGCTACATTGTGCTTGCTGACCATAAAGGCTTAAGTTGCCCTCGGGGTCAATATCATTAATAAAATGGCTAAAGAGTTCATCAGCGGCGGTTTTAAATGCTTCGTTACTGCTTGTTGATCGCACGGTAATACCGCTGCCAATTTCGGTACTGACTTGGTTATCAATGCCTTTACTAATATAAGGGTTATTACGATAGGCGCTGCGTGATTGTCGGCGCAAGGCGGTTAAATAATTGGATAAGGCACTATTAGGCGCTACATCAACGGCGCCCCAACTTTCGGCGCGCTTATTGGTACTGGCCGCTTCATAGGCTTGGTTTACCACGTTAAAGGGGCTGTTAGTGGCCGGATTAATGATGGTTGATTTTCTAAAGTTACTCATAGCCCTTTGCCTCCACCCACTTTAAAAGCCATACCGCGACGCGGTGCCTTGCGAAACAGTAAGCGTTCAAACACTTCAATAGCGCGCAAAATATCATTATTGCTTTTGTATTTAATGCGATTGCCGTCAACGTCTTCAAGTTCGAGTTCGTCGTTAGCCATCGCTAAATAAAGCTTGTCTATTTGCGCTTGAATAACTTCAGTTGTTAAACTAGTTGCCACGGTTATTCCTGTATCTTATCAATTAAAGACGGTTGTTGAGCCAATAAGGTTAAAAACGAAAGCGTGTACCACGGGCCTTTTTCACCGGGCCGGTGTCTTGCGCTTTGTCACTCGGGTCAATAATGTCAATGTTATCGTCCCAATCGCGCGCCCAAGCTGGGGGCGATTGCCAATCAATACGATCCGCTTTTAATATTTTGCAACCTGCGCGACCATACGTGTATAAATCGAAGGCCTCGTTGCGTTTTTTCGCTTTATTCTCCCAACCTTTTGCGGTGCGAGTTTCGGCGGTAACTTCTTGGTAAAACCATTTTTTCAGCCAGTGCGGAAAATTCATAAAACCCGCGCCTGGTACGCTACGCTCTAAGTCAGCGGCCACTATGTCTTTTAAGGTGTTACTGTTGAGCATTTGCACCGGCACATCACCGCGTGCGCCTGAATTTCTATCTTTTCGATTGCTCGAATCAGGAAAGGTTTTTTCAACACTTGGACCAGTGGCACGGCCTTTAATTAAATGAAAATGTTGGTGTTTGCCTTTTTTTCGTAGCAAGCGCCAATAGTCATAAGCATTTTTAGTCACTGTGCTGTTAGAATAATCGTCTTTTGAACCACCACTATCGCACAAGACAATTTTTACCGGCATTAAACGAGCGCTACCATCATCAAGTTCATAAGTGCGGCCGATCATCTTCTGCTCTAATACCCGCCAATCTTCTAAGTAACCGGCCGGATTTAACGGCGCTAATTCACCGTTATCATCGGTGCGTTCACTAAAAGCAATGGAATAACGGTCCACTAACCAGTTTTCTAGCCCAACGCCATAACCAATAACTTGCACCACAAAACGATTTTTTTGTACATCGGCGGTGCCCACCAAAAACCTAACGCCTTTGGGTACCAGGTATTTATTATACTCACTGGCTCTATCAGCTAAGGTATCAGCGTCAACGCCTGAGTTTTTATACATTAACGGCAAATAAGCCCCGCCAATGTCGGTGTTCACTACCCCTTGCAAACCTTCTTCTTCACCGGTGCGATCATGTTCATACTTAGCCGTTAGGTAGTTATAAATAATCGCGTCCCAAGGCTGAAAACCGGCAAACCAACCTGGCATCCAAAACGAGGCACGGCGGCTTTTAAGTCCTTCACCACTGATCACCCCGGTTTTACTAATGCGTTGGCCTTCTTTAAGCCAAATGCCTGATTTTTTAAAGGTGCGCGCATCATTGTTAAGTTGGCTAATACCTGTGCCACATTCAGTACAGATAAGTTCGGCGTTAAGCGCCGCCTCGGACAAGTCCGGTAAGTCGGGAATAAAAAAAGCGTCAATGGAAATTTTCGGGGTAAAATATTCTTCACAATGCGGGCATTGCCCGTAAAGTCGGCGTCTATCGCCGGTGTTATATAAGCCTAAAATACCTTTGGTCGGTGGTGCCTCATGGGCGGTTTTCGGTTTCCACTTGGGGTCCAATATCGGTTTTGACGGTGAACTTTCGGCCATCGTCATACCGCGGCTTAAAAATGTTTTTGTTCGGTTAAAGGCCAAGGTAAAGGCCGGGCCATCACCATCAACGTTATCATCCATACGATCATAATCTGTCAATGCCATTTTCGGTATTGCTTTACCGGCCAATTGGTTTTTCGTCGGCCAAGCTAAACTTAAAATATTGCCCGCTTTAAAGACCTTATCAAAGGTATTGTCATCACTACCGCCGCCGCGTAAACGGCTTTTTAACGCTTTAGTAGAATTAATTAACCGGTCAATGCGGCGTTTTGAAAAATCACGCGCGGTATCTTTTGCCGTTTGCACTATCATCATATCAGTGGGGTCACAAATAACATTGTGCGCAAACCAATTATCAACTAGCACTTGTGTTTTCGCGCTTTGCGCTGGGCCAGCAAATATCACCGCTTGTATTTTTCTATCGGTTAAACAGGCCGCGGGTTCTACCATGTAATAAGGTAAGTCGTTTTTCCAAGGGCCGTTATAACCACCTGGAATATCTAACCAAATATATTTTTCCGCTGACTCGGCCACGGTTAAACGCCGTGGTGGTTTTAATATTTCCGCTACATCAGCAATCGCGTCACCTACATCAGCTAATGGCATTATTTTTCACCAATAATATTATTCACCAGTTCTTCACGCATGGTGTCGCACACTTCATTAACTTTATCGATCAATTGCGGTGACAAGCCCACGTCACGTTCTAGGACATCAGCTAAGGTGTCTAACGATAGCGCCACTTTTTTAAATAATTCGGCCAATTTTTCTTGTGTGTCGTGTTTATCCAGCAGATAACCATCTTCTTTTTCTAATTTTTTACGCTTAAGTTCACTGGCAAACCAAGAGTCACGATCTTTTGGTGGTAACTTATTAGGGTCGCAATCTTCAAACGGCGTGTTTTCACTAGAAACTAAACCGCCGGTTAATACCGCCACGTCACGAATTTTATACACCGCATAACCACTGCGCTTATCACAAGGAAGTGCGCCACCTTCTTTTAATTTTTTTGCCACTGTTTCGCGGGTATGGCCAAATAATTCAGCTAATCTCGATATCGAGAAATGATTGGCTTCATTAATTTGTGATACCGCCACAAGTAATCCTTAATTGTTAATATCATCGTTAGCGACTTAGTTAGTGTTAATGGCATGGTGTTTATCTTTTTCAATGACTGTTAACCTTTGTTCTAATAACGCCAAATTTTTATCCATCTTTGAATGCCATTGTGCGGCATTAAAGGTGCTATTTTGCAGGGTAATTAACATTGACGATTGATTAGTTAGCCGTTCTTCTATTCTGGCGTACTGTAATTGATTTTGATTTACCGTCACCCCAACCCAGCTAAGAATAGCCACAATAACCAGGGCTAATGCTGAAAGCGCCACTTTTTCTAAGTTGGTCCCGGTTGCTTGGCTCATTTAGCGTCACTCTTGTTTGATTGGCTTTCTTTACTATCTAGCCAAGATTTTAGTAAGGCTTTATCAACATGACATTGCTTGATCACCGCGCTTAAATCAAAAATATAATT